AGTTCGGTTACCCTCGGACTTTAGCCCTGAAAAAAAGATTCCTTTGTTCGCTCATTTAGCTTGTTATAAAGGTCATATATCGGCTTCAGAGCGACTCTGATGGACTCCCTTTCATCAGACCTCCACTTTTCTATCGGTTTGGTTTTGAAAACATCAGACAACGATCGTTGCAGTTTGCCTGCATAATTGAGCCAATGGTTGTTTGCTTCGGTGCTTTTCTCTGGATCGTTTTCACCTCTTAGTTGCGCAACGTGGGGCGGTAGAATGCCAACGATCTGTGCGCCTAGTTTGGCGACATCTGAAGGCCAAAGCTCAAGCTCCAATTGGTCTCGGTTACGAGCGAGGTGAACGGCTTTATCTGCGATTGATTGGTCGATACCTAGCGAGGATATCCATTGGGCTTTATCTCGAATGTGCTCCCGACCTAGGAGAATGTATTGCCCTACATCTGCCATCTTTAGAATAGCCGCTCGACCATCCGACTTGGCTTTTGCAGCTAATAGGTTAGCTTCTGCGAAAGCTTGTTTGATTTCCTTTTCGATAGCTCCCAAGACGTCAGTTTTGGGAATCGCTTCTTGTATTTCTTTTGTTTCCATTAGTTTTTTTGTATATGTTTTTCGCCAGTTCTGTTTTTAATGCGGCAGAAGGAGGTAACCCTGTTGCCTGCAAAAAGTCCATCGCAATCTTTGATATCGCCGCTTTTGTTACGTTAGTTTTCCGCGCCACGTCAAGCATATTCTGAGCAATGGTGATTGGATGCCCGATAGCAAACGCGATACCATATAGCTGAGGCGACTTGTGATAGCCGTGGTTAAATAGGAACGTGACAATGTTATTTAAAAGCCCGAGCATATACTCCGAAGCCTCTCTGTATTGGTGAGAGTTTGCGAGTATAAAAGCTAAGTCCTTTGGATCATCAAAGGAAGCAAAATCTTGTTCGTAGGAGGCTTCCGAATAATCTGATGAATCTCGTCTTGGTTCCATATTTTTTCATCTATCTGAAAACCTAGAAATCGCGCCGTTCATTGTGACTGGAGCAAAAACGAACCTCTCGCCATTTCGATTCTTGGTGATGCTGATTTCTGCATTTGGATGATCTCGGTGATTTATGTTCAAAACGTAATCGGCGTGGTGACCTATTGCCCTAGATTCTCGGAGTTCTCCGCCATCATTTAGCTGAGAAGCGGTGAGAACGCAAATATTATTTTTCAAGGCGATCAATTTTAATTTTCGGACGATTTCGCTGATTTGTTGTTCACGATTTTCTGCGTTACCAGAAGACGAGCAAAGCTGGATATAGTCAAGCACAATAAAATCACAAGGTGTTTTTCGGCAGATCGCCTCGACCTCGGAGATGTCCGAAATGCTATCGAATATTGTAAGTGGCAGAAGGGCGATATTGGATAATCCTTTGAGAATGGCGTTGCTTTGTTCTGGCGAAGGCTTGTTATATTGCGGAACGCATTGAACACCGCACTTGCACGAAACCAATCTGGTTAGGACTTGGCTCGCCGACATTTCTAGGCTAAAAATAATACCTGTGTAATTATCGGAGCAACAAGATAAAGCGGTCTGAATAAGTGCAATACTCTTTCCTCCGCTTGTTTCGGAAGCAAATACGGCGACCGTGCCTTTTTCAAACCCGCCACTTAGCAAGTTGTCGAGATTTCGGATGCCGGTTTTAAGGCGAACGGGCGGAGAATTGCTTTCGAGAAGGTTTAGGAGTTCGGCGCATTGCTGTTTTAAGGTTAGGCTATTTGGTTCTTCGTCGTCTTCGGTAGAAAAGCATTCGGCTAGTTTGGTCAAGTCCGCCGACATGGAGAGAACGTCCTGCCTTGAAGATTCTAGAACTTTGAGGGCACGCCGATATTTTCTAGATTTTACAAGATCGCGCCGAAATTCCAAGGCCGATTCAATGTCCTTTGGTGCGGGATACGCTTCAAACGCCGTTAAAACCCCGTGGTGACCTCCGACATCATCGAAGCCCCCGCTTGCTTCAAGATATGATTGGAGCCTGAAGAGGTCGCTTTTTGATCCGTCATCGCGCAGTTTCTTGGCGGCTCGGAGGAGAACTTGATTTGAATGGTTAAAAAACAAATCCTCGTCCCACTTCGCTGAATCTAAGGCGTCATAGTTTTGGAGGATAATTGAGAGGGCGGCGGTCTCGGCGAAATCGCTGCGTGGAACTGAACTTTTTTGTATTTCTGGTTTCATATTTTTTAGGAATAATTTCTCGCCTCTCCTTTGGAGAGAGGCAGAGAAATATCTATCTAGCGATAGCAGATAGATAGTCTATCTATCTATCTAGGGCATGTTTGGTTTCGGTTAGGTTATGTTTAGGTTTCGGTTAGGTTGCGTTTAGCTTATTTATAGCTTCAAATATCTACCCTTCACCTCTTCCGTTTTGTTCACTTTTGGCCTTCCGCCTTTTTTGCCGTTAGCGGAACTTGTGAGCAACTTTTTGTTCTGGTCTTGCCATTGGTGAAGGATGAACTTATCACCACTTCGCTTTGCGAATCCCGAGTCAATAAGTGCCTTCTCTAATTGGTTTGGCTCACCGCTCCAACCCGCAATCGCAGAAATTATGTCTGGTGATTTTTCAAACACCTCGTTTTTCCGAAACTGGCATTGTGACCAAAGTTTTAAAAGACAAAAAACTCCTTCATGTCCTGCCAACCGAATTAAGATTTTTGTTTTGTAATGCTCGCAGAAATCTGGAGATAGGATCATTTTTGTTGTCTTTTAAGATAACGCTCAAGTGTTTCTTCGGCTTCTTCTTCTATCCATCTAGTTGCTTGGGTCACCACTTCGACCCATTCCTCGCCGATTTTCACCTCCCAATCCCATCGGTAACAATCATCTTGGTGATTGGGCCAACATCTAAGGGGATAACCGCGCCAATATTGTTCTTTTGGATTATTCATCTTGTCCGGATAAGAATTGTTTTTGTTTTTTGATTTCGCTTCGCAAGGATTGATTTTCTGCATCTAAGGCCTTAATCCTTGCATTGAGTAGGTCGATTAAAATTTCCATATCTTGCATATTTTCCTTCGCCACTTTTGTGAGGCTTATTAAGTTGGTTATGATATTAAACATAAAAAAGATTTTCAGAATCAGCCACGCTCATTTTAACATTAAAAATCCCTTCCAAATCCATTTCTCTCTCCATAATCATTCTCGCATAGAAGGCTCGGTAGCAGTTGCTTAATTTAAAAGGCTGATCGGAACTTGTTTGTATCCAAAAGTTCCATCTCAACACCTCGTAAAGCATTCCTATTCCAATAATAGAATAAGGATTCTTGCGTTTAAACTGGCGAGCTAATGCCACCAGTTCGGTGTAAATGTGAGGATTTTCTGTGTGGAATTTGCAGAATCTTTTTCCAAGTGCTGAATTAAAAAATCCCAAATCTAATTGGGTGTCAGAACCATTTTCTTTTTTCATTTTTGCTTCCTTTTTGATCTTTGTTTCGTTCGATGTAAGCCGCGATTTTTTCTAGGTCTTTTTCAGCTTCCTCTCTACCACTCGGCGAGTCATCGTAGGTATGTTTGTAACTCGGTAAGGGCTCACCTCGTTCGATGCGAGAACCTACTGAACAGCCATTAACACAGATGGCAAGCCGAATGGCGAGAAGTGGCTGCATTAGAACGGAATTTCGTCCCCGTCCATATCTAAGTTCAACGGCTCTTTGCGGTAGGCGTTTGCTTTGGCGATAATATGCTCATCGCGTTTTGGAGTCGGCAATTTCTGCCTATCTTGCCGATCTAGCCAATTCTGTTTTTCTACGCCTTTAATCCAACGCTCAAGAATATTTACTTTCTGGTCGGTGTATTTGGTGCTGTCTTCCTCGCCGATAACGGCAAAGGCAAACTCACCAATCACATCTTCTGGCTCAATTTCAACTTCATCGCCAGCGACAACGGGTCTTCCAATCGAGGCAAGAAAATTATCAATATTCTCGGCGCATTTTGGAATGAACGTAAGGTAATGCCAGATTGTCGGACCTTCAGAGGCATCTGGAAGAATTATCTTACATTCCATTTTGATCATCGGGTTTCCGTTTTTACTGGTTTGGTTTTCTGCTTTTTTAACCTCTATTTTGTAAACGTCTGGCTTGACGTAATAGATTGGCGAGTTTGCTTGTCCTTGTATGTATTTAGGCATCTTATTTTGGTTTCTATTTTATTGTTGATCCGCGTTTTTTAGGATGCGCGGCCCCCTTTTGCCCCTGCGATCGGGATTTCCCAATCTTGCGAGGAAATTATTTAACTTTTGTCTGTCTTAGTTGCGGCGAAGGTGCTCCCATTTTTATCGCCGTTAAATCTGGTTCCACTCCGTTTTTGGAGCAAAATTCGAGGTAGTTTTTTTCGCTCATCTTACCACCTAAAGCAAGCACCAATGTTTCCTTTGAAATATTTTCTGCCGCTTTAATAATCGCTGGCGAATCTACGAATTTTCTGCCGCTGGAGTGCGTTAGCTTCCAGCCCGATATATCTTCTCCGCCTTCGAGGCGAGCTTTTAAAAGCTCCAAAAGCGGTTCGGCTATCTCCTTCTCTACCAGCTTCCATTGCTTTGCAAATTCGCTTAGAGTTTCGGGCGTGGCAAGGATTCTTCCTTTTATCGCTTCGATGGAATTACCAGAAACCTCGGGAATAATTGCTATTGCCGATTCAGCTTGTCGAACGATAGCGGAACAATTATTATAATGTTTGCACCAGCTACAATATTCACAAGGGATTGGCTTTGCGGAATCGCTCGTTGATTTCTCCACGATTGTCTCCACGATATTCATTGCATCGTCGTAGGTGAACTCATAAGAACGGACGATCCTTTGATCCACATAAACAACATGCGCCGTCCACTTACTGGCGAAATTATCTTCCATACAAGCAAGTGCATAAGCCGCAAGCTGTTGTTTGTAATTTCTCGCCTGTCCAGTTTTTATATCGGCGACCCATTTTTGATCTTTGCAAATGGCGTCGGCTGTTCCCATTTTTGATAATCGAGGAACTGACATCGCTAGGTATTCCTCGCGGGTTTCAATAAACGATCCGTGGGCCAATTCAAATAGTTTTTCAATCCCCCACGCAATCGAATCGTAATCTTCATCGGCTTTGAATTTCTCAAGGTCTTTGCTTTTGAAAAATGTGGACTTATGGATGAAATTCCGAATCTCTATGTCGATTCTCGTTCCTCGGTTTGCGGCAGAAGATGTTCCATCCGCTCCTTGGAAAAGTGGACATTCATCCAGCTTAGGAAGCATACTAGGTGAAATTTCTTTGCTCATTTTATAAATGTCTTTGCCGCTTCGATGAATTTATCCGCTTTTGAGGAAATTCTTAGCAGATAATCCTTTTTGCAATTTCGCCAAGTTTGATCTTCTTGGATTTCGCCTTTCGCCAATAAAAAGGCGTTGACCAAACTTTCGTTTTCTATAAGAACGCCTTGCCATTCGGGAATCTCGGCTGATTTTTGCTCGGTGAATAGGTGCTCTACGCTCTCCCATAGCATCGGCATTTCTTCGGCAAGACCCGATCTTGTCTTAGCATCATACGCCGCGCTGTGAGTGGTCTGAATGATCCGCTCCTTTCCTCCTAGTCCTTTACCTTTGCCACTTTCGCTTGTGGAAACCTTGGTTTTAAATCGCATGAACCAAAGCTCGTCGGCCCATTCCTTCACCAAAGGCGAAGATTGCTTTGACAATTTTAATTCGTATCTGTCGTATGCGGCAATGGCATCGGGAGCCTCAAATCTTGCGATTCTTGAATGCGCGATTAAAACCACATTTTTGCCGGCATCAATCAATTCGTCAAGAGACATTAGGATTCGGCTAATTCTTTCCGCGACCATAATCCAACCCTTACCATAACCAAAATCTTCGACGCTGGTCTTTTTGGTGCTGGCGAGTAGGTCTTCCTGTCCTAACCGCTCGGCCCAATCAATGGAATCAATAACGATTGTTTTGAAGTCTGTCGTTTTTGCTATTGTTATAGCGGCGACAAGTTCTTTCCAATCTTTGATTTCTGCCCGATCAATATCCAGATGCGCTGAACCCTGTTCGATATCCAGAAACAAAGGTTTCGGGAATTGAGAAGCAAACGTGGTTTTTCCTACCGATTCTACGCCGTAAAGAACTACCCTTTGGGCACGTTTTTGTTTTCCGCTTATTATTTTCATATATCTAGTTTTTTATGTTTAGTTGAGTTGCTGCATATACGGCTACAGCTAAAGCCGCCCACTTATGTGAGG